AAACACATACCAAACAAGACAGGTGAAGGTGCTGTCGGCCTTACACCACACCCGCAATGCTTTAGCGGTCACGATGACCTCAAGACAGATGAGCGTTGGCCTATCATGGCTTATCGTGCGTTCTATGTTGTTGACAAATCAAAGTTCGCCCGATATAACAAAGGCCGTGAGATGCCACAATGGATGAAAGGAGAATGAAGATGGAGTTGTTGTTGTGGATAACTGTAATACCACTATTGTTAATACTAATGTAAAGGAGAATAGACATGACAAAGAAAAAAGAGAAATCACAATGGGAAATAACAACAGAACAAGCAGAAGCAACGTGGAAAGCTATGACACCTGAACAGCGAGATTCCATTCTTCGTTTAGCAAAAGCTTGGGTAGAGATACGAACATCATATGGTGAACTTTGCAGCCCTAGTTTTTCTGATATCTGTGAAATGGATAATGCTTTTTTTGCGCTGAAACGCCACTTGATGTCTAGAACTGTTGAATCAAAGGATTGGTCATACTAATGGATATTTTGATTGGGCTTGTAATCTTTTTTGGTATCCTAGTAGTTGACATTATATTCTAAACTACTATATAAGAAACTGTCAGTTGTAATTAAGAAAGGAGAAAATTCATGTTTGACGTAATTCCCAGCCATATCGACTTTGATGTATCTTTTGAGCCTACTAAAATGGAAGATAAAAAGTACGTTGTTAATGCTGAGACAGATGAGTATCTTGGTATCGTAGGCGACACGTTCCAATGCGCAAGCCACCCCGTGTTCTTTAAGGGTGTTCAAGACACTATTGTAGAGAATAAATCCTCTGCAGAACTAGAAGGTGCGCAGGTAAAATGGAAAACTGCTCGCAAAGGTGCTTGGGCTATGATGGACATTACTCTGCCCAATGTAACCGCGACTATCACCACATCACGGCATGAAACAGTTGTCGCTGAACGTATCATTGCTCTGCATGGTATTGATGGTAGCTGCTCAAATATTGCAATCTTTGGTGCGATTGATTTCTTTTGTACCAATGGTCAGATTCGCGGCAAGCTGGATACACTGCGTAAAAAGAACACGTCTAACTTTAACATGTCGATGTTTGTTCGGGAACTGCGCAGGTCAAAGCAAGATTTCTATGCTCGCACAGAAGAACTGCAAGCATGGGCAAATAAGCCGCTGGACTACACCAACGTGCGTGACATGCTGCATGTCTTGATGGGTTCAGAACGCACTGGTGATAAAATGCTTGGTCTATATGCTGAAGAAGCTAAGACCAGAGGCCATAACGTCTGGGCTTTGTACTCTGCCTTTACTAACTATGCCACCTATGCAGATCAGCGTAATGGTTTTGAGTTACGCAAGACTGGCAAAGATACTGCAGCTGTGACGATGTTTGATCGTGAAAACAAAGTAGCTGGATGGATCGAAAGCAAGCCGTTTCAGAATCTGATTGCAGCTTAATCAACAAACATGGGAGAGAGGCCATGTGCTTCTCTTCCAAAAAATTTTATTTCCTACGGTCATGGGGGATGGCTGCAGGTGGCAGGAAAGGAGTACACTATGGCAAAAATAACACTAAAAGATTTGTCGGACAAATACTTTTTGTCTAATGATTACAGAAGTTTAAGTTATAAATCTCAAGTAGATTATAGCTATTTTATGAACGTAGTTTTAGACACAATTGTGGAGAAAAAAAGTTTGTCAACTACTAATGTAAAATACATGACAGGAGCAAAGGCTAGACAAGCATATGAACAATGGCTAACCCGTGGGGTACAGATGGCGAATCACGTCTGCGCTGTCGCACGTAAGATGTATTCATTTGGTATGGAGATGGGATATGTTGAGACAAATCCATTTGCGACATTTAAGCGCAGGGCAACCAAGCCTCGTAAAGTGGTATGGACACGAGAACAAATAAGTAAGTTTCTGGACACCTGCTATTCAGACTTTCAATATCGTAGTCTTGGTCTTATAGCACAGATGTCCTATGAGTTATGTCAACGCATAGGGGACATGCGCACTCTAAGGTTTGACACAATAGACTTTGATAATAGAGTACTAAACTTAGAGCAGTCAAAGCGTGGGGCATTGGTACATCTTCCTCTTGAGGACAGCTTGTATGAAATGTTATGTCAGCAAAAAGCTGATTTTGACTTTCAAGAATATGTTGCACCCTATCCTATACCTAGAAATGGCTCTTATTCGCCCTACAAGCTTGACAGGCTGTCCCGACACGCACGGGATGCTATAACCCTAGCCGGATTGCCTAACAGCCTTAGAATCGCAGATTTGAGGCGTACAGGGACTACTGAAATGGTAGAGGCTGGTGTACCTATGGGTCAGATCATGGCTGTTACGGGACACGCTAATCCTAGTTCAGTTAAACCATACATGAAAAATACCTATACAAGTGCAGAAAATGCATTGACAGCCCGTAAAAAGCATGTTACAAGCACATGAAAGTGCCACAAGGAGAGTGTATGATAGATAATATATATAAACATATAAGTGATATACATTTATATGATGGAGAAACAAAAAGAATGAAATGTCCTAACTGTGGAGAAAGGACATTTACTGTGACTAATAGTAAAGGAACACTATTATGGAATTGTTACAGACTTTCCTGTAGTGTGTCTGGGCAGAAGCGTGTTCGTTTATCTGTAGATGATATTAAACAAAGAAACAGTAGGAGTGTAGAGATAGATACAGAGTTTGTACTGCCTAATTACATTATTCCTCATAGAAATAAACGAACCGTGTTGCAGTTCTGTTACAAGTATGAACTAGAGCCAGATGATATTGATGTTATGTATGATGTAAAGGAAGACCGTGTTGTGTTTCCTATATCTCATAATGGAGTTCTAGTAGATGCTACAGATAGGTCTATAGGGAATAGATTACCTAAATGGAAAAGATATGGAAAAAGTGACTTGCCATACGTATCTGGTTATGGTAATGTCGCCGTAGTTGTTGAGGACTGTGTGAGTGCAGCCGTGGTTGGTAGCTTAAAATCCTTTGTCGGGGTTGCTCTTCTTGGAACATCTCTACAAGAAGGGCATAAAGGGTATCTCACACAGTTCTCAACAGCTGTTGTAGCGTTAGACCCCGATGCGCTAACAAAGAATTTGCAGATTGCAAAAGAATTACGTGGGCATGTTAATGATGTTCGTGTCTTACGTTTAACAGATGATCTTAAATATCGTAACCTCGGAGATATGGAGAAGCTAAATGGAATTATCACTAGTTAGAAGTTTAATGGACAAATCGTTTTACGATGACCACAGGGGGTCACGTTGTCCAGATAGGCTGTTCAGTAAAGATGTACGAAAGATTAAGCAGTCTATTGACACTGCTATGGACAAGTACAACAGAACAGTCAGCCCTGATGAGATTGAAGCGGTCTTTATGTCAAGCAATACTACGCTGACTACGGCGCAGAAAGCTGCGTTTTCAGACTTGTTTCAGAAGATTAAAAGGGAGCAGCCTCTTGGAAAAGACATCGCGGGTGATGTGTTATCTAAGCTATTTCAACAAGTGGTTGGGGAAGATATTGCTAATCTTGGTTTTGACTACGTTAACGGTACTATTTCCTCTCTACAACCCCTTCGAGACATTCTGGATAATTATACTGATGATTTTATCCCAAACCTTAATGTGGATTGGGACGATCTTTCTATAGAATCACTTATCCAGCGTAACGATCTTGAATCACAATGGACATTCAATATACCTACACTAGTACGCAAGGTTGAAGGTGTTAATGGTGGTCACTTAATTGAGGTAGGTGCAAGGCCAAACACAGGTAAGACATCTTTTCACGCCAGTCTTCTTGCTGGCCCTAGCGGATTTGCAAGGCAAGGTGCTAAGTGCATTGTCCTGTGTAATGAAGAGAGCAGCCATCGTGTAGGTGCTAGATATCTTAGTACTGCTACAGGCATGACATTGAAAGAAGTAAAAGAGAATCCACACAAGGCTCATACATTGTATGACTCTGTAAAGCAAAACATTATGTTATATGACAGCACAGGTAGAGATATGGCTTGGGTAGAATCTGTATGTAAATCCTATAAGCCTGATATTCTTGTGTTGGATATGGGAGATAAGTTTGCACATTTTGGTGGATTCTCCCGCCCTGATGAAGCACTTAAAGCTAACGCTATTTATGCTCGTCAGATTGCAAAGGAGTATGGTTGTGCTATCTTCTATATGTCACAGCTAAACGCTGAAGCAGAAGGACGTGTCAACTTGAATCAGTCTATGATGGAAGGGTCACGTACAGGTAAAGCAGCAGAAGCTGACCTGATGATCTTGATTGCTAAAAGCCCACAGACAAATAACAACAGTGGGGATTCAGAAGTTGCAGAAGATGACGGGTTTAGACACTTAGTCTTAGCAAAAAATAAGTTGACAGGATGGCATGGTCGTATAGTATGTGAGTTTAACTACGAAACAGGAAGGTATGAAGCATGAAATTAACACTTGATGTAGAAAATACTGTCACTGATCGTGACGGAAAATTGCACTTTGATCCGTTTGAACCGGGAAATTCCCTTACTATGATTGGTATGCTAAACGATCAAGGTGTTGAACGTATTGTTACCTTTGACCATAGTGAAGTAGATGCAGATAACTTTGGACACACAGCTGTTCAAGAATGGCTGGACGCTACCACTGTGCTTATCATGCACAACGCTGCACATGACTTGCTGTGGCTATGGGAATCAGGATTTAAATATGATGGCCCTGTTTTTGACACAATGCTTGGGGAATATGTACTACAGCGCGGTATCAAAAAACCTCTATCTCTTGAAGCGTGTGCAGAGCGTTACGAGTTGGACACAAAGAAGCAAGACAC